CACTGATAATGGGACGCCTGACTGAATCAGCCAGCTTGCCCAGGTGTGTCTGAGGTCATGGAAACGGAAATCTTCAATTCCTGCACGACGACAAGCTGATAGCCATGCTGTCTTGCTGTCGATGCGCATCTTCCTGACCGCAGGCGTTGATGTTCCATCTGCTCGCTTAGCCGCCTTGGTATGTACAAACACCCATTTGTGATGCTTGCCTATTTGATCACGCAACACTTTACAGGCGGTATCGTTCAGCGCCACACCAATGGCGCGGTTTGATTTGCTCTCTTCTGGATTCACCCAGGCAACTCGTCGCTGCATGTCGATTTGTTGCCATTCCAGATTTATGATGTTCGACTTTCTCAGACCAGTTGCCAGCGCAAACTTGACGACAGATTTCAGTGGTTCGGGGCACTCATCAATAAGGCGTTTTGCTTCCTCCTTTTCCAGCCATCTGACTCGCTTGTTTCTGACCGCTGGTATCTTGATGACAGGCGCTTTTTCCAGCCACTTCCAGTCGCGTTCTGCAGCACGGAGAATGGCCTTTATCATGGCAAGATGCTTTGCCTTTGTCTGAGTTGATACTGGCTTTGGTTCATAAACAGGCGGTTCTTTACCTTTCCTGATGGCGGCCTGAACTTTCTGTTTCCATATTTCTTTCGTCTTTCTGTTATGCATTCTGCTTACAGCAGAGTAAATCTTTGCCTCCGAGATATCTTTAAGCCTTATACCCTCAAAATGTTCAAGCCAGAACTCAATCCGGCTTTTATCTGAATCGAGAGATTTTTTATCAGCTTTTTCCTCAAGCCATCTTAGGCAGGCCTCTTCAAAAGTGACATCAGGTAAATCCCCTAGCTTTTCTACTCGCCAGAGTTCTGCTTTTCGCTTGTCGTGCAACTCCTGAGCTTGCCGCTTGTCCTTTGTGCCAAGAGATTCCTTAATTCGTTTCCCGCCCGGGAGCGAATACGAGGCATACCATATTTCATTTCTGCGGAAGAGTGACATTTTCTTTCCTCTGTTATGCCATCACCCGCGCTCACCTGGACAGTATGCAGCGGAGACTGAAGCGCCGCAATGCAGGCTTGCCGTGTTGTGAGGTAAGGAGATTTTGGCTTGGTTGGATCTTTACGTGTTGCCTGTAGGCGGCCTGTTCGTATCCAGTTGGTGGCGGTTGGTCTGGATATCTTAAGAAACTGACAGGCCTCATCGAGTGTGAGGCTGTATGATTCCATGGTTACCTCTGCTTTTTGAACGCATGTCACGTAACTTCTTAATGTGTTCTGCCGTTTCGATCTCTTCTGCTATCCGATCTGCATCAGCTTTATTCACAGGTTCAAAGTCATGATTAAAGCGGAACATGCTGGCGATACATGTTCTGCCTTTTCGGATGTAGTGAACTTTGTTGTGGGTAGAACGCAGGATTTTGCAGGGAGTGCCGTGGTGGTCGACGTACCAGGTGTTAGGAAAAATGATTCTGAACATTTTTACACCTCAGTTGGACGATGTTGAAATTTGCTGCTTTGAGGCCATCACAGTCCCCATTGTTTGTTCTTAAGTTCGATCTCCTCCTGGCAACTCGCACAAGTCCGACAACCCTGAACAGCCAGGCGTCTTCGCTCATCTATCGGATCGCCACACTCACAACAATGAGTTGCGGATACAGTCTGGTAGTTCAGACGACGCATTTTTATTGCTGTATTGCGCTGTAATTCTTCGATTTCTGATGCTGAATCAATGATGTCTGCCATCTTTCATTAATCCCTGAATTGTTGGTTAATACGCTTGAGGGTAAATGCGAATAATAAAAAAGGAGCCTGTAGCTCCCTGATGATTTTGCTTTTCATGTTCACCGTTCCTTAAAGACGCCGTTCAACATGCCGATCGCCAGGCTTAAATGAGTCGGTGTGAATCCCATCAGCGTTACCGTTTCGCGGTGCTTCTTTAGTACGCTACGGCAAATGTCATCGACGTTTTTATCCGGAAAATGCTGTCTGGCTTTTTTGATTTCAGAATTAGCCTGACGGGCAATGCTGCGAAGGGCGTTTTCTTGCTGAGGTGTCATTGAACAAGCCCCATGTCGGCAAGCATAAGCACACAGAATATGAAGCCCGCTGCCAGAAAAATGCATTCAGTGGTTGTCATACCTGGTCTCTCTCATCTGCTTCTGCTTTCGCCACCATCATTTCCAGCTTTTGTGAAAGGGATGTGGCTAACGTATGAAATTCTTCGTCTGTTTCTACTGGTATTGGCACAAACCTGACTCCAATTTGAGCAAGGCTATGTGCCATCTCAATACTCGTTCTTAACTCAACAGGAGATGCTTTGTGCATACCGCCTCCCGTTTATTATTTATCTTCTCAGCCAGCCGCTGTGCTTTCAGTGGATTTCTGATAACAGAAAGGCCGGGAAATACCCAGCCTCGCTTTGTAACGGAGTAGACGAAAGTGATCGCGCCTACCCGGATATTATCGTGAGGATGCGTCATCGCCATTGCTCCCCAAATACAAAACCAATTTCAGCCAGTGCCTCGTCCATTTTTTCGATGAACTCCGGCACCATCTCGTCAAAACTCGCCATGTACTTTTCATTCCGCTCAATCACGACATAATGCAGGCCTTCACGCTTCATGCGCGGGTCATAGTTGGCAAAGTACCAGGCATCTTTTCGCGTCACCCACATGCTGTACTGCACCTGGGCCATGTAAGCCGATTTTATTGCCTCGAAACCACCGAGCCGGAATTTCATGAAATCCCGGGAGGTAAACGGGCATTTCAGTTCAAGGCCGTTGCCGTCACTGCATAAACCATCGGGAGAGCAGGCGGTGCGCATACTTTCGTCGCGATAGATGATCGGGGATTCAGTAATATTCACGCCGGAAGTGAATTCAAACAGGGTTCTGGCGTCGTTCTCGTACTGTTTTCCCCAGGCCAGCGCCTTAGCATTAACTTCCGGAGCCACACCGGTGCAAACCTCAGCCAGCAGGGTGTGGAAGTAGGACATTTTCATGTCAGGCCACTTCTTTCCTGAGCGGGGCTTTGCTATCACGTTGTGAACTTCTGAAGCGGTGATGACGCCGAGCCGTAATTTGTGCCATGCATCATCCCCCTGTTCGACAGCTCTCACGTCGATCCCGGTACGCTGCAGGATAATGTCCGGTATCATGCTGCCACCTTCTGCTCAGTGGCTTTCTGTTTCAGGAATCCAAGAGCTTTCACTGCTTCGGCCTGTGTCAGTTCTGACGAGGCGCGAATGTCGCGGCGAAATATCTGGGAACAGAGCGGCAATAAGTCGTCATCCCATGTTTTATCCAGGGCGATCAGCAGAGTGTTAATCTCCTGCATGGTTTCATCGTTAACCGGAGTGATGTCGCGTTCCGGCTGACGTTCTGCAGTGTATGCAGTATTTTCGACAATGCGCTCGGCTTCATCCTTGTCATAGATACCAGCAAATCCGAAGGCCAGACGGGCACACTGAATCATGGCTTTATGCCGTAACATCCGTTTGGGATGCGACTGCCACGGCCCCGTGATTTCTCTGCCTTCGCGAGTTTTGAATGGTTCGCGGCGGCATTCATCCATCCATTCGGTAACGCAGATCGGATGATTACGGTCCTTGCGGTAAATCCGGCATGTACAGGATTCATTGTCCTGCTCAAAGTCCATGCCATCAAACTGCTGGTTTTCATTGATGATGCGGGACCAGCCATCAACGCCCACCACCGGAACGATGCCGTTCTGCTTATCAGGGAAGGCGTAAATTTCTTTCGTCCACGGATTAAGGCCGTACTGGTTGGCGACGATCAACAATGCGATGAACTGCGCATCGCTGGCATCACCTTTAAATGCCGTCTGGCGAAGAGTGGTGATCAGTTCCTGTGGGTCGACAGAATCCATGCCGACACGTTCAGCCAGCTTCCCAGCCAGCGTTGCGAGTGCTGTACTCATCCGTTTTATACCTCTGAATCAATATCAACCTGGTGGTGAGCAATGGTTTCAACCATGTACCGGATGTGTTCTGCCATGCGCTCCTGAAACTCAACATCGTCATCAAACGCACGGGTAATGGCTTTTTTGCTGGCCCCGTGGCGTTGCAAATGATCGATGCATAGCGATTCAAACAGGTGCTGGGGCAGGCCTTTTTCCATGTCGTCTGCCAGTTCTGCCTCTTTCTCTTCACGGGCGATCTGCTGGTAGTGACGCGCCCAGCTCTGAGCCTCAAGACGATCCTGAATGTAATAAGCGTTCATGGATAAACTCCTGAAATTTTGATGTGCGGATCCAGACAGTGCGTTAACTGCATAGTTGTTTGAATGAACTCGCTTGATTAATCAAAATGTTGGATCACACTATGTCTTGCTCAAAATCTGATAAATAAGGTGTCTAGAATGCTGATTGATAAGTTAAAGTCTTCTCCGATGTACCCAACCGCAGAAATGGGTAAGCAGTCGAAAAAGAATCATTGGTATGTAAGGGAAAAGGGGAGTGATCAACCGCAAGACCAGACCTGGAGAGCTTGGTGGGAATCTCGCTCGCTTGGCAAAGGCCATATCAATTGGAGATCTACATGCGTAGCAGAAAATGTACTCGATCCATTCAATCCGCCATCTCGGTTTGAGGTTGATTTCAAAGCCCCTGATGGGAGTATCTACAACCTTGAATTTGCTTTGGCTCCACACGGCCCAAACAAGTGAGTAGTTAGTGGCTCAGACCACCGCCAGTACCATTCAGGTAAACCTCCACGAGCAAATCTTTTGTGTACGTTCGTTCGATGCCGCGATGCAAGTAAAGCCGACCGCGCAAATTAGCTGATGCCGTCCAGGTACCATCTTTGTGTTTAACCAGCATACCTGGCCGGACGGCACCGCGATTAACGGTCTGAGTTCCGTAATGTTGATGAACCATAAAAACTCCTGCCCGTAAGCTGGGCTGCTGAACATATAGAGACTTCTGCGCGTATTCAGGCGGTGGATGGCCGCCGGTTGTCATAACTAAGCCGCCTCGTTGAAGCGACTGAGGTATGAAGTGTTGAGTTGATTTCAGCTGGTCACACCGACGTTAACGCGTCCGCTTCACCCCTCGCACTCCCCGGAGCCTGCTGAAATTCAAGCTGCGGATCTAAGCGGTCATCGCAACGGCGAATCAGGTGGTTGCCGTATCGTTGTGTTGTTGCGACATGGTGATAATAGCTATTGCTATTAGTGATATCAATACTTATTGCTATTGATTGATGCATTTTGATATTAACTGTTTGATAGCAAAAGGAATTAATTTTGTGACTTGCATCGCATAGCGATAACTGAAGCGGGGGTTATGGTGGTTTTTTGAACGGTGTGTGATGAGGGGAGGCAAAAGAAAACCCGGCACGACGGCCGGGGAAATCATTTCGCATCTACAATAAATAACCTGTTTATCTGGCCTTTTTTAACAGTAGCCTTTGCGGTTATAGTGAATACTGCAGATGGATCACCTTTGGTTGATATATATGCACTAAGAGCTCTAATATACGGGTTATTCTTCTTTCCTGCAGCTGGATCGCTAATTTCAGCAGTGATTCTCTTTTTTGAGTCATCACCATCTAAAATTATTTTAGCTGTCATATTTTGTGCATCAAATTCTGTAAGAAAAGCACGATACTCACGAAGACCGAGAACTTCATCATCATCAAGCCTATCAATTTCAGCTTTATCTCTCTCATTAACTTTTAGAAGGCAGCCGTCAACATTTGTTGCAACACTTATCTGATCGCAAGTATTACCAATAGGTGATACTGCCTGCCTTACAGAGGGGCGAAGCTCTACAGCCATTCGGTCAATCAAAGAGATCAACTTATCAATGGTTCCAGCATCCTTGTTTCCTAGTGCCTCTATGGCCTTTTCAAGTGACTGCTGCAAAGCTTTCATTTCATCTTTCTTGTTAGAATTTCTCGCAAAAATATATTGTAGTATTGCGCCAAGTATAGTTGCGGCGATCCCCGAGAACAACTGGTTCTGAGTGGCGAAGTTAAGAACTGCTTCAAGAGTAAAGCAGTTAGCTTTTGCTTCGCGTGCGTAAACCTTAACTTCCTGATAATTAATGTATTTACTATATTTTTGTGTAACAGAGAAAGAAGCTGCTGTTGAGAGAACTTTAGAAAAACCCTTTAGGGATTCTCCTAGGGCAGTTCAAATCTATTTCATGATTTAAAGCATCTTTTCCGTCATACCTAAGAGAGATTTTTATATCCTGTAAAGCGTCACAATCCATAAATCGCTCTCGTCTAATTCTAATTAAATTTACTATCCCCTAAACGACTCATCAGCACAGTACTGATTATCCATGTTTCCTGTACGTCTGGGGCATGCTCCCAATAACCTTACCGAAGATGAACACCCGGTTCATCTCGTCTTTCTCGATCGGGTCCCACGGTGAGTAGCTCTTGTTATCAGAGATAACCAGCAGCTTATCCTTCATCATTTGCAGGCGCTTTACATGGGCGGTGTCGTCGTACAGAAACGCATAGATGCCATCACCGTCGAAAGATTTAACCGTGATATCAACGAACAGCAGATCACCTGGTTCGATCGTTCCTGACATGCTGTCACCACGCACGTTAATGATGCGGATATTTTCCGCCTTCCTGCCATCGAACATGTGACGAGCATCGTCAAACGAGTACTCAACCGAGCGTAGGACTTCTACAAACTCACGGTTGATGACTCCCGGCCCGGCACTCACTTCTATATCAAGAACGTCAATCTTGAAGTATTTGGAATGGTTGACAGTAGGCTTCCCTGATTGTTGACCGTCATTTCTCATCGGGCCTATGCCTGATGAGAGCCACTCTGTTCGAACACCCAATGCATTAGCTATTTCAACAATTTTTGTTGAGCCGCGCGCGTTGCCGCTTGTCAGTCTCCAGATTGTGGGTTGAGCTACGCCAGACGCCTTTGCAAGAGCGCCTTGAGACATCCCAGATTGTTCCATCGCTAGGTTTAAGCGATCAGCAAGAGTTTCTTTTTTCATAAGTTTTAATTTATACGCTTGCGTATTGATGGTCAAAACACGTTTTGCTATTGCCATGGTTAATACGCATTGCTATTATTCATTCATTGTAATACCAATAGGAATTGATAATGACAAATCAAACCATTCAACTCGCAATCAGTATTACAGGTAGTCAAAAACGACTGGCAGATCTATGCGGTGTAGCCCAGCCCACTGTTTGGCGTTGGCTACACGGTGGCGGAATTGATGCCCGCTATGTAATGAAAATTGTCTCAGCCACTGGTGGAAAGATTAAGCCAGCAGATATTCGTCCCGACCTCGCACCATTGTTTAACGCGAGTAATTCTGCCGCCTAATCTGCGGCGTTAACTGATAAGGCGATGATTATGCAACCACTTACATACCAACAGACTAGCGGATTTAGCCCGACTGCGGTGATAAATCGTTCTCAAATAAAACAGGTGCCAGGCCACGAAAAAATTCGTGATGCCGTCCGCGCCTGGTCTGCTGAAGATAATCAGGATGTAGTTGCCGCACTCATTGTGAATGAGTATCGAGCACAGGGCGGCGGCACCATCGATTTTCCTGATGATGTCAGTCGTGCACGCCAGAAGCTGTTCCGCTTCCTCGATAACAAATTCGATTCTGAAAAATACCGAAATAACGTGCGTGAACTGACCCCGGCAATTCTGGCGGTACTACCGCTGGAATATCGCGGCCACCTGGTTGAGCAGGATAGCTTCATGGCTCGGCTGGCTGAAATGGAAAAGGAACTCAGTGAGGCAAAGCAGGCGGTCATTCTCAACGCACCACGCCACCAGAAACTGAAGGAGATGAGTGAAGGCATTGTGTCGATGTTTCGAGTGGACCCGGATCTGGCTGGTCCATTGATGGCGATGGTCACCACCATGCTGGGGGCAATATGACAGGTTCAAAAATGGCGAAAGTCGGTCTGCGGGAACAGAACCGACTTTCAGGTGCAAATCGTAACACACTCATTGCGGGAGGAATTATGGCAAACACTGCTGAGATATTCAATTTTCCAGTGCCGGATGCGGCACAAAAGGAGCCGCGCGTGGCAGATCTCGATGATGGTTATACGCGCATTGCAAATGAGTTGCTGGAAGCTGTAATGCTGGCCGGATTAACACAGCACCAGCTTCTGGTCTTCCTGGCTGTCATGCGCAAAACATATGGCTTTAATAAAAAACTGGATTGGGTGAGCAACGAGCAACTTTCCGAGTTGACCGGGATATTGCCGCACAAGTGTTCTGCTGCAAAAAGTGTTCTGGTAAAGCGTGGGATTTTTATTCAGAGCGGGCGGAATATCGGCATTAATAATGTGGTCAGTGAATGGTCAACATTACCCGAATCAGGTAAGAAAAATAAAGTTTACCTGAAAGAGGTAAATTTACCTGAATCAGGTAAAAAAAGTTTACCCAAATCAGGTAAAGACGTTTACCCGAATCAGGTAAACACAA